CTAGAGAGCTTCTTGATGACCTTAACATTGAAGACCTCAAGGAAGTATTGCAAGCCGAATTAGACGGCAAGCATCGCTCGTCCCTTATTGCGGACATTGGCCGCGCCATTGACGCCCTGAAAACTAGCGAGGAGGCTGCTCCTGCTAAGAAGGTTGCCCCGGCTAAGGCTGCTGTTGCTCCGAAGGTGGCAAAGAGGCGCATTCATCACGGCGAGTGGGAAAGACTTCCGCGCCACAAGCGAGCCCTATTTGTTTGTGTTGGAGACAGTCTTTACGAGTCGGTGTAATGGATGGGCCGAAAGCCTGCACAATGTGCGGGGAGACTCAGCCAAGGGAGAGCTTTCATAAGGACGCCAAGGCCAGAGATGGTCGCCGCTCTAGGTGCGCGTCTTGTGTGGCTAAGGTTACTTCGGAGGCATCAAAGACCCCTCCAGTGGTAGACCCCTCTGTGACACACAAGGATTGCCCTCGGTGTGCGCGACTTGATAGGCCGTCGCTTCACCCGATAGACGGCTTTGGTGTTGCCAACAGGCGTAAAGACGGGAAAAACTCTTGGTGCAAGAGATGCTGCTCTGAGGCTACATCTGAGTGGCAGCGCACTGAGTCTGGGCGGTTAAAGCACATTGAAGCAGTCAAAAAGTACAACGAAAAGCGGCGGCGCTCCCGCCTTTCAGGCACCACAGTCCTTTGCATCTGATGACGATAGGTATGAGTGGGAGGTCAATCAGCGCTATGACAGGATGGACACGCTAGATAGGTGGGTAGCCTCTGATGGGATACACACCATAGGACCGCCGATACCTCCTGGGGCTAGGGTGTTCTCTGACGAGAAGGCAACGCCAGCCTTTGAGAAGGCAACTCGCGCCGGATACCTAGCCTGCCGACCAGCAGCAGTCGAGCTTGGCGTCTCTAGAAAGACGGTGCGCCTTTTGGTTGACAGGATTCCAGAGCTATCTGTTGCTTACGTGGTTTATCCGGGGAAGGTCCGTAGCAGTAGATACCATTGCCGGGTAATCCACAGAAACAGTCTTCGCATGGCTAAGAACAACGTGCGTATATGGACAAAGAAGGCGACACAAGGTGGCAAAAAAACAAGCGCAAAAAACATTCGCAGAAGTTGCTGAGCTAGAGCTTACCTCCGGTGATTATGACGACTTCTCGTCGTTTGCAGAGAACCACCTGTTCATTCAGACAAAGCGCGGCGAGCTTGTTCCGTTCAAGCTGAACAAAAGCCAGCAGCTTCGCCAGAAGATGCTCGATGAGATGGATGAGGCGGGGGTTCCCATCAGGATATGGGAGGCCAAGGCGCGGCAGGCTGGGTGCAGCACGCATATCCAGGGATGGATGTTTCATAGGTGTGTGACTAGACGCGATGAGGTTGCTCTGATTGCAGCCCATGCTGACCACTCAGTTCACAGCATCTTTACAAAAGCCAAGATGTTTTATGACAACCTCCCGCTCCGCTTGCAGCCCCTTACCAAGTACAACAACAGGGCAGAGCTAGACTTTCGCGCCCCCACAGGAGCAAGCGGCCTGAGAAGTAGGCTGACTGTGATGACGGCAAAGAGCGCGGAAGACGCTCGCGGAACCACAGCACGGCTGGCGCACTTCTCTGAGGTTGCGTTCTACAAGCAGCCCGAGCGTTACTTCCTGGCAACACTACAGTCGATGCCAGACGGCCCAGGAACGTTTGCTTACTCAGAGTCCACATGTAACGGCTCTGGCGACTTCCACCACACGATGTACTTGAGCGCAAAGGTCTGGAACGACGCCCCCTACCCATGGATGCCACTCAAGGAGAAGTATCCCGGCGACGAGGACTCTGCTTGGTATGCCTATTTCACCCCATGGTTTCTGGTTGAGGAGTATGAGCGTGAACTGTCTTGCTCTGAAAAGGAGTTTGTTGCGTCTCTGGACGGGGCTGAGCGCGAGCTTTTAGACAAGTTTGGAGAGTGGGTTACGCTGGAGAAGCTTTCGTGGCGCAGGGCAACCATCTCCACGAAGTGCGGTGGCTCTATAGAGAGGTTCCACCAAGAGTATCCAAGCACAGACCAAGAAGCCTTCAGCGCTTCCGGCTCTCCAGTGTTCGACCTGAACTCGGTTAGGAAGCAGAAGGAGATTCATGGTTGCTGGTGCCCCATGTGCCTCCCTTATTCCGGGGCAATCAAGCCAAAGGTGAATGTTTGCCCTCCACACAAGTGGAGAGAGATTGGCGACGAGAGTGACTATCCCTCTGGGAGGGAGCGCATGTACTCGACCTACAGGCCAGTTGTTGAGCCTGCCCTGGAGGGGGCCGGAAGAATGTCTATATGGGAGGAGCCAAAGCCAGGAGCTAAGTACGTTGTGGGCGCTGACGTTAGCAAGGGGGCGAGCAGTAGGGATTGGGACCACATCTATATATGCGACCTAGCGACCCTGCATCAGGTTGCTGAGTGGCGAGGGAAGGTCGAGCTAGACGAGCTAGCCCCCCTTTGCCTATTGATTGCTATTTACTACAACAACGCAATCCTAGCCCCCGAAGTGACCGGGCTTGGCGCTGGCTTAATCGCGCTATTGGAGCGCTCTAGGTACTTCAACCTATACAGGCGAGTCGTGGTTGATTCAATCGGCGGGCCAACGGTAATGCTGGGCTGGGACACAACCAGAAAAACAAAGCCCGCGATGGTTGGCCTTATGCAGCGGGCGCTCAAAGAGGGCTATGTCAAAATCAGGTCAAGGCAGGTTCTTGATGAAATGGAGGCGTACACGAAGACCGTTCTATACAGCAAGGATGGCCTCGACTCCCTGCATGCAAAGATGGGCGCTCCCCCTGGAAAGAACGATGACGCCTGTGTTGCCGCAATGATTGCCACCGCCGTGTCCCATTACACCCCTGGCGGGATGGGGAAGATTAACGCCACAGAGGTTGACTCGGAAAAGGCGCTAGACCACCGCAAGTGGAACTATGACGATTGGGATGAGTACGAAAAGCAGTCCGCTAAGAAGCGGAAGATTCTGTCGCGTATTCGACGCCAGTAAGGCCGTAAAGACCCCACCCGGTTTTCGTAATACGTCCTGGGTCTTTGTAGATAACGTCATGAACTGCGCTATCCGCTAGGCCACTCTTTTCAATGATGTCCTTAAGGCGCATCTGGCCGTTGTCTCCAAGCAGGGATTCGATTGCCTCCCTTGCCTTGTCTCGTTGGGTCTCAGTGCGACGAGCCTTTTTCTTTCCGTAGTCCCTTGAGCCGCCGTCGTCGGCAAAGCTGGAGCCAACGGAGGCCAAGAGACGCTCTCGCTCCTCTTTCCCGTAGTAGCTCTCTCCCTTTAGACCAGGGCTTGCATGCTTTCCAAACTCGCCCTTCGGCGTGATGTTTGCTGGGGCACTTTTCCAGGCTCTCTTTGCGCCAAGCCTCCCACACCACCAGCAACGCACGTCCCTAAAGTCATCGGCTTTGCTGCGCTCATAAAGCCCAGACTTGGTGTGCCAGTCAAAAACGCGCCCGCAAAGCTCATGCGTGCAGCGCATGTCATAAATACGCATCTATTCTCCTATGTAGCGAATCGCCGTGTAACGGCCTCTTGGTTTGGCTGAGCCACCCCTCTCGGCCCGGTCCCAGCAAGCTGCTCGCCACCCTCACCAGCACCAACGTTTTCAACGCCCTCCTCTGGGGGTCGCGCTGCTGGTGGGGCTGCGGCTGCGGCTGCTGCGCCCTGAAGCTGTGACAGTGGGCCAACCAACGCACGCTTGTCTTGCCTCCAAACCTTAAAGGCTTGGTCCATAAAGCTTTGAATGGCTGAAGGCGGCATAACCCCGCCCTGAACAAGGGGAGCCATGGTTCCGACAACCCCCTGGATGGTTTGCAGAAGCCCCATAAAGGCTCGCTGCTCCTCCGCTGGGTCTGTTGGAATGGTTGAGCCAGCCTGAATATCCACGTCAAAGTACCCCTGAATGTCTGAGGCTGTGAATGATACAAACTCATCATCCCCGCTGTCACCATCAATCCTTAAATACCTGACTTCATCCCAATACTGGCGAATGATTGAAAGCATCTTTCTTGAAATCCCAGAGACAAACTGCTCTGTGGCCTCAAGACGCATGCCAACCCTTCCCCTGGTTGCGGCAGATGCAATCGCAACCTCTGTTGCGGTTGTTCCCTTGCGGCTAGCCCCGCCTCGCTGGAATGAATCAATGCCTGAAATCTCATAGAGGAGCTTTGCAAGACCCTGTAGGACCATTGGCGTTGTGCTTGGCGGTGGGGCTTCCGGCAACAGCATGAGCGCATCTTGTATGCGAGCGACGTTTGCTGGTAGCTCAGCAACATCCATATCCTCGTCAGACTCCAGCAGCGCAGCAAGTTGCCCGCTTTCAAGGGCTCCCGGTGCGGCAACAAACTTCCTTCGGGAGGAAAGGCGGTGATGCCTGAGTATGTAATCCCACTCCTCGTTAAGCCTGTCCGAAATACCCTTGATTGAAGACAGGTCTGAGACCTTGGTGCTGTAGAACTCGTTTGGAACATTCACGAACTTAAGCTGCTCGTATGGATACCCCTTCATTTCAATGGGGTCTTCGATGTGGCGAACCACAGAGTCCTTCGCCTCCCCGGTCCTGACCTCCCTGATGAGCCACATGATGCTTCGGCGCAGCCCGCTGTCGGTGTCTGACCAGTACCTAAGCTCATACAGGGTGACGTATTCAGGGGGAACCTCTGGCCCGGTTAGGTTATTTTTCGGGGAATCCCCGCTTAGGGAGGCTGGCACGGAAGACCGTAGCCATGAGTCTGCCTCTACGGACTCTGGGATGGTGAATCTGCTGTCGCCCTTCAAGTCGTCCAGCCTGACAACCATTCTTTCGCATACCCAAGGACACTGCCTTATGTCTGTGTAACCAGGGGGAACCAGCAAGTCCCACGGAGCGACCCTGTTTACGGTTGGGTTGTCGTCTGGCCCCTCCTCAAAGGCAATCATGTCCTCGCTCATCAGGGTGCGAAGTCGCCTTTGCTGCTCTTGGGTAAGCCCGGTTTCGTTGTCCTCGTCGGCCTTCTCTGGCCCTGAGTCATAGTCCTCCTCTATGTAGAAGGAGTCGCTTGCGTCGTAGCCAATCTTTGCGAAGCCAACCCCAAACAGAAGGGTGTCTAGGACAATTGACCTGACTGTCTTGCTGCCGTGGATTTCTTTCCAGGCATAGTTAAGCGCCGTTTCGGCAAGACGAGCAGCCTCTTTGTCTCCGGGTCTTCGCGGCTTTACATATATGTATGGGTTTGCCGAGATTACTCCTGGGAGAATTGTGTTGGCGTTTGAGAGCAGGAAGTTGAACTTAACCCCGCTCTCGTCGTCATAACCAAGGCCGCTTAGCTCCCCAGCGTCGTCCTCAGACGAGTACGAACGCTGTATAGCGTTCCACAGGGGTAGATGGTTTTCCTCAATAACGCGCTCAGATGCTTCAATCTTTGCGAGCCATGCAGAGGCTTGGTCGTTCGTTAGGTCAATTGTTATATTTTCGTCTGTCATTGGATGATGGTACTTGACAAAGTTTTGTGGTTAAACTCCTATTACAAAAACGCACATAAGCGTAGGAGGAACCATGACAGCAGAAATGACTAACGACAACCCCGAGGAGATCCCATACGAGGACAACTCCGAGGAGATCGTTGATGAGGTTGATGATGTCGATGGTGACGCAGCGCACCTTTCTGAACAGCAAGAAGACCAGAGCGATGATTTTTGGCATGGAAACCCTGAGGAACTTCCTGAAGACCTGAAGCCTGCATACAAAAGCATGCAACGAGCTTTCACAAAGCGCATGCAGAAGGCTTCGGACCTTGAGAAGAAGTATTTTGAGTCTATCGACGCGGCAAACGCTGCGGTGTTGGCTCGCGCTAAGGATTTCCAAAGCAACGCCCAGCCTGAGGCAACTCAGGAGGAGCCTGCCCCCGACCTTGCGGCGGGAGCAAAGCCTGAGGACGTAATCGAGTATTACGTCAAGCAGGCTGTTGGTGAAGCCATGCAGAGCGCTGGTGTTGAAAAGCTGAGTAGAGAGATGCAACCAGTTGCTCAGCGAGAACGGGTTGTCTCTGCCTATAGAACATTCGCAGGCGATAATCCGAAGCTCGACCATCAGAAGCTAGCCCCGCTTACCGGACAGATTATTGATTCTGACCCGGAGCTTGCGGAGCTTGCAGTCAACAATCCGGCTAGCGCAATTCGGCTCGCCGCTCGTATCGCGAGCGCTGAACTGAGTACGAAAGCCAACAAACAAAAGAGTCGGAATAAGCGACAGGCCGCTCCTGTCTCCGCGAGAAGTGGAACCGTTGTCAGGCGTAAGAAGGAAACCATGCTTGACGCAGCAACCCGCGCACTCAAGGAGGCTGGGGTTAACCCGGACCTTTTCTAGCTCTAGAGGAAAGTCAAAATGCCTGCTGTTACAGCTAATATCCCTTTTGATAGGGTTTATTCGACTACCGCAGCCGCCGAGCGATCTACGGTCGCTATGGAGATTGTGCAGTCGAATCCCTTGCTTTGGCACATGTATCGCCAAGGCTCCGTTGTTTACGAAGGCGGCACTGAGTGTCGCGTTCCTGTCGTTCTCACTGAGTCGCAGAATGTGGGTGCCATTGGCACGTATGCCACTTTCGCGACTACCCCTGAGGACGGACCTGACAAGGCCCGGTTCCCAACTTGGTACAAGAACCGCGCCTCCATGGTGATTGATAATACTGAGCTTGCACAGAATCGCGGCAAGTACCAGATTGTTAATCTCCTCCAGGCAAAGCAGTCTATTTCCAAAATCAGCATGATTAACGACCTCTCGCGTCAGATGTACGCAGATGGTGGTGCTGAGACGGGAACCGCTGGTGCCAACACGCTAGAGCTTAACGGCCTGAACTCGATGATTGAGTTTGCCGCTGCTGCTGCTCAGACCCAAACGGTCGGCGGCATCAACAAGCTGGGCTCTGCCGCTGGCAACACCTACGCAAATTGGGTTAACCAGTATCAGGCGATGACTGCCTTTGGTACTGATGGTCTTGATGCCTGGGAGCAGTGCTACATGGACTGCTCGCTCAAGGGCACGCACCCCGACATTATGTTGGTGGACCCCACTGTCTATCGCTTCTTCAAGCGACTGGTGGCTCCCAACCAAGAGGAGCGCGACAAGGCTCTTTGGGACCAGGGCTTTGAGAACTTGCTCTTTAACGGCACCCCGGTTGTGCCCGACTCAGAGCTTAATGGCACTGGACGCACTTACTTCTTGACCACTTCGGGTCGTCGTCAGGTTAATGACTTCAACCTGAAGCCGGAACACTTTGAGGTTCCTGGCAAGAATCCTCTGGCACAGGGCAAGGGAATGGGCGTTGGCCTCCAGCTTGCAATCCTGTCGTCAGACGATTTCCGTCAGACCGACTTCATGACACCGCCTAACAGCGATGTAATTATTGCTCACACGTACCTCACCGCCATGTTCGTGACTTCTTCCCTGCTTCGTCAGGGAGCTACGAACTTCGGTGCTGGCGCAATCCAGTTTTAAGCTGAGAGAGGAGACACTAAAATGTCTGGATTTATGTTTGGTGGTTCAGCTCTTGCGCTGGATATCGGAGTTAAGAACACAACGGGTATTGACCTTCAACGCGGAGACATCGTTCAGGTTGCACTGCTTAACGCAGACGCAGCAGACGGTTTCAATGCGGTCATTCCCAGCATTGCTGCTACAACGGTGGGGCAGCTTGCCCCGTATGGAGTTGTTCAGGCACCTGAGGGTCACGAGATTCGTGACGACGAGGACATGATTATTCGCATCCTTGGCGTTACGGATGTCTCACTTCAGGTGAATGCCGGAACGACCTACACGCGGGACCAAGTTTCTGCTCCTAACACTGCTGGTGCCGCTGGCGTTCGATGCACACTTGCTGCTTCGGCAACGCTTACCTCTACGGCCACTGCTGGCGGTCTTCAGGAAATGGCTCGCGCCCATGCAGTGATTCTTGGCGCGAACGTGACCACTGCTGGCACCGGAACCCGAGAGTGGGTTTCGTGCTGGTTTAACGGCCTGCCCTAAAAACTAACGTGTGTAGCGGGGGGCTTCGGCCCCTCGCCTTACACAGCTAGGAGAATTAAGAATGGCTTCTCTAGCCCCACACGTTAGTCGAGTGTCTAAGGACTACGCGCCTCACGGGTATTCGGTAAACACAGATGTCGTCATCAATATTGGCACCCTTAGTGCCACTGGTAGCGATCTCTTTCTTTTTGGCGCTGAAGACACAGATATTTATGTCGAAGCAATCACCATCTGCTCTGAAGGCTCCGTAGCTGCTCACGCGGCA